GACATGTAAAGTCCTAGCTAAAGTAGTTTCTGTCTTCTGCCATTGTATTAAATGAAGCTTCTACAGTAGGCTTGGTTTGTTTCTTGGGCATATCTTCTATGATTGGTCCTGTCTGTACGCGAGTTTGAAACTCAAGACCTTCACGATATAGCTTTGATGCACCCTCATCTGTATCGACGCTGACTTTATCAGAGTTCATTACATAGGCTGCGCCATAGTTGTAGTTATTGTCTGGCATTTCTGCCTCCTAGTTAACGAGAAAGGAAGCCTTGGTCTTGAGCAGGGGCGGCTTCTGGAACCCTACTTGGTTCAGGAATCATGCCAGCATCTTGTGTGGCAATGCGTTCCATCATTTCGGTGTCTGTTTCTTCTACCTCCGGGGCAGGGATAAAGTCTGTTCGTTCTGGTTTAGAACCGGGGCCAAACCGGGCAGAACCTTCACCCGCAGGAGTTGTCTGAAGTGCAGTTGTTACCCCCATTGCTATTCCAGCCGCAGGAGCCGCAGCTAAACCTGCCATTCTTGCAGCCCCTTCGACTCCCACTTCTGTAGCTATAGCTTGACCAGTTTCTAGAGGAGCTTCGGCAAATTGACGAACTGTTTCCACAGCCAAGGCTCCGACAAGAACCTTTGTTGTTTTTTTAGTCAAGGAATCAACCAACGATGAAAAATTAAACCCGTTCTTTTTTAAATCGTCCTCTAATTCTGGAGATGCTGTGCTGGGAGCGGTGTCTGGAGATTCGACAGTAGGATTTAATTTAGCCCGTTCGTCTGCTCGTATCGCTTTAGTTTTTTCTTCTCTTCGAACCTTGGCACGGATTGCTTCTTCATCTAGGTCGCCCATTTCAGCTTCTAGTTTCAGTCGCTCCCTTTCTGATTTCGTAGCACTTAGCTTTAGTTCCTGACTACGAGCTTCACGAACATCCTCAATCAGGTCGAGGTCGGCATCTGTTAAGGTTCCCTGAACCTGTGTGCCAACAATCTCCGCACCCTTCGGTATAACAGCTAGTTTAGGTGCGCCACTGCTAGTTAACCCCTTGGCTTCCACACCCATAGATACAGGCAGTTCGTTGAGGGTAGATAAACCTAACACCTCTCCATACATGTTCTGTAAGGCACGAAGGGCTTGCTTGGCTGTTGTTCCTTCACCCGTAATAATCTGTGATGCGTAGTGCTTACGAGTGATGGCTTTCATACCGTCGATAGTTTCATCGAAGGTTGTGTGTCCCATGATTGCACTAGCTTCAGACTTGTAGCCTAGCTCGTTTGCAATGATAGATGGGATAATCTTACGAATGTCCGAAGCACCCGCAACCTCTCTGCCCATCTCTTTTGCAAAAGGTTTGAAGCGGGGACCAATACCATCTGATGCCTTGACAGCAGATGTCATTCTGTTTACAAAACTAGATGTAGCCTTCTTAGGGTCCCTGACATCTTTGCCCAAAAATAAATATT